GCACAATGTTTTCTTTTAAACGGTAGTCAGATGAAGTGCCATAAGTGGTGGTTGAGGCGTTAATGGTAATTGTACCTACTGTAGCCCCACCGCTAGTGTTTTGAAAAAATACAGCCCCTGTACCTGCTGGTTGTGCAACAACATATTGTCCCGCAGAGCTAATATATGCACCTTGCGTTGTACTAGAAGTTGAAGTCTTCCCCACCAGCAAGTTACCGGCATTATCAAATGTGGCCCTAACGGTATTCCCAGTGCGGATGTTGAAATCACTTCCGCTTGTTGTGCCGATAAAACTGTCACCGGAAACGCCGCACTCAAACATTACTGCTGTTCCACCGGGGTTAGTTATCTTTACCCCTTTAGTCCCATCAACTACCGCACTTGCAACACTAATATGCAGTTTGGCCGTTGGACTTGTTTCTGTAATACCCAAGTTACCGCTTGCATTAAGGGTCATTGCTTGGGTGAAGGAGATGTTGTTACCTGCTGTGCCGGAGGGGGCGGTAGTCCAAATATGTGAGCCGTTATATTGCGAATAATATGTAGCATATCCATTAGCCACATATTTATTATTTGTCCCATCATAATAATAGTTTTGACCCAGCTGTAAATCAAGATTGGCATAACTATTTAAAGTTCCTCTTTGAACTTGAATGGCTTTACTGCTTCCACTCCAAGCACTAGGCGTAACACCCAAGCCAAAGTTACCAGAGCTATCAAACCTTGCCACTTCCGCACCGCCTTCAGCAAAGGCAATGGTGTCAGCCGCAGGGAAGAAGATGCCTGTGTTGGTGTCGCCATCATTGGTGATCGATGGGGATGCGGCAGACCCATCAGCAAACTCAACAGTTGCAGTCCCGGTGACGGTCAACGTCCCTGCCACCGCCAGCGTCTTGCCAGCTCCAACATTTAAGCCAACGCTGGTGCCTGTGCCAGCAGCCGCAAAGACTGCGTCAACGCTGTCAAGGTCAGTATTGATCTTGGTTCCCCAAGTGTCAGTGCTGGCCCCCACCTCGGGCTTGGTCAATAAAAGGTTGGTCGTTGTGGTATCTGCCATGTTAAAACTCCTATGCGGCCTGTTGCCACGATGTTGAATTGTCTGCGATCTGCGTCCAGGTCTCTGACGTGTCTGACTCTGGAGTCCATGTCTCTGCCGTGTCGGACACTGGCGCCCATGTCTCTGGTGTATCTGACTGGGCGGTCCAGGTTTCTGATGTGTCGGGCACTGCACCCCATCCAAACCCAACCATGGTCCCAACAGATCCCACTGCCTCGTTGCCGATTATCGCAACTGAGATGACGTTTGACGCACTGCCAACTTCACCAGTCCCAGAAACACCTGTGATGGCCTGAAAAGAGATCACCTCTGCCGACATGGTGCCAACAGCACCAGTGGCAGCGTTGCCAGTTGTGGCAGTGGATCGGGTTACCCCAACAGAGTCAACTGCACCAGTGGCAGCGTTGCCACTGAGGTCGATTGACCCGGCAGGCGCGACAGTGCCCACGGCCAGCGTGGCCGCATTGCCTGTGAGTGCATTGGATGAATCTGGCGCCAGCGTGCCAACGGCACCAGTGGCTGCATTGCCCGTGATGGCAATGGTGATGGTGAGCGTGACGGTTCCGACATTGCCGGTGGCAATGGTTCCATCTTCTTGAATTGATCTGTCGGCTAGGACGCTGCCAACGGCACCAGTGGCCTGGTTGCCGCTGATGACAACATTGCCTATGCCGTAAACGCCGAGGCCGTAGTAGCCTGTGCCGTAAGCAGCCATGGTGCTGCCCCTGCGTTACGCCAGCCGAATCAGGCCAGTGCTTGCATCATTGGTTGGCATGGTCAGCGTGAAGGTTCCAGCAGTCACGGTCTGGCTGCCAAATGTGTGGACACTGACTGCCTTGTTTGACTGGGTCGAGTTGTAAATCAATAACGCATCAAAGGCCGTGGAGAGGGTCACTGAGCTGTAGCTGATGCTGGCGCTGGGCGTGACAAATGCCGTGGTCCCAGACGTGCTTGGAGCCGTACCAAAGGTCACTGTGACACCGCCAGCAGAATACCCGGAGCCAGTCACCTCACCAGTGGAGCTGTAGGCCGTGGTGGCTGCGTTGACGGTGGCGCTTGCCAGGTACAGGGCAGCCTTGAAGGTATCTGCCGTGGTGGCGCCTCGGACAACGCCAGTGCCAAAGTTGTGGTGGCCGACAAGCAGCTCACCCTTAAAACTGGTACACATTGCCTGAGTATTCGCCATGATTTAACCCTCAAATTTGTTGACTGATGCCTTCGGCAAAGACGCCGCGCTTTAGCACCATGTTGACTGATCGATGGACCAACTCACCCTCATGCCAATACTCAACCCAGCTCGTTGTCTCGGTATCAGTATCAATGGACCCCTCACGCTTTTCCAGCAGTGACTCGTCCATCTCGCCCTTGGTTGTCGTTACCATTCAATCACCCAAATGTTTTTGCCCTGGTCAGCAATGCGCCGCCACTGGTTGAACCTCGATCATCTGCAATCTGCAACTGATCAAGTCCTGCCTGATACAGCGCTGACCATACTGTGATTCTCGCATCATCTTGCAGGTAAGGCGCAGCCTGGAGCAATGCACCGTACAGGTAAACGTCAGGCGCTTGAGCCAGCAGCCAGTTGGTTGTCACGCTGGCTGACAACTTTGACAACTTGGCATAGTAGGCCAGCTCGGCAGTGTAGGCAGCGTCAGGGATCGGCAGCACCCGGATCTGGCCTCCAACAATGCCAAAGAAGATGGGCACGCCACTGGATCGGTATTGGGTGCTCAGATTGTCGAGTGAATCGACAGTCTCAAAGGTCAAAGGCGTGATGGGGTTTGTGCCGGTGAGCTTGATGGACTTCGTCTCCAGAAAGTCATCAGGCACTGCGCTGTACTCGGTGGAGATCGATGCAGTGGATCTCACGATCATCTGCCGGGTGCGCAGTTGGCGCTCAATCTGAGCCTCAGCCAGCGCGATGAAATCGGGGATGACAGTTGTCAGGTCAGTGCGGTTGAGCCAATCGCCAACTGATGTTTTCAGCTCGTTGTATGTGGTGAGTGCCATCAGCTTGCCTCTTTTTCCATTTCCTCTTTGACGATCCAGGTGTGCTCATGCTTGAATTCAAACGTGCCAATGTGGCCGATCTCTTTGCTCACGTCATGGTCAATATACACCTTGAACCCAAGCTCTTGCGCCTTCTTGCAAAAGAACACGTCTTCGCCCATGTAGCCTCGGGTGTCGTACTGCCAAGGCATATCGAACCAGGGTTCTGACATGCCCTCAAAGACGTTGCGCTTGATCAGCATGACACCAGTGCCAACGCTGCCAACCTCTTCAAGACCAGTGGATTCTGGCATCGAATAGACGGGTTTGCGCTTGCCGTTCTCGTCATAGTTCTGCGCGGTCGGACCTGTGGGCATCCTGCGTCTTGCGCAGTTGGCCGCAACAATGTCAACGTCATGCTTGAGCAGCCGCTGGATCATGTCCTGGGGGAAGGTCATGTCTGAGTCAATGAACAGCACATGCGTGCAGCCCTCGCGCATGGCGTCCAGGCACAAATCAGCACGCTGGTTCTGAATCAGCGTGCCCTGCAACAGCTTCAGACTGATGGCATCAGTGGTGTTGAGCGTGTGGTACGCGACAAGATTAACCATGCAGTAGGTGTAGTTGGTGTGGACTTGGTCACGCGCTGGCGTGCAAACCGCGATGTAGTTCATACTTGGCCTGGCCTCACGCGAAAGAATCGATTGTCGGGATCATTGAGCCACTTCTTCATGTAAGTCTCGTCATCGAGCTTGCCTTCAGCCTTCATCTTGTAATACAAAGCCTCTGGGATGCTGGCGACATGATGCCATTCACCTGTCCAGTTTGCCTTGTTGTCAATGGCTGCAAAGTCACGCTTATTGGCCTCAACAACTGCCGTCACGTCCTGAGAGGTCTGGATCGTTGTCTCTTCGGTGTCGGGGTTGAAGTGCCAGGTGCGAGTGATTGCCTTGTCGGGGCTTACATCAAGAATTCTTTTGTCCATGTAAGTGGGGCCAGGTTTCCCTGGCCCCGTCTCCTAGTCAGTTATCAGGAGGTGACCAAGTCAGCGGCCAGACCGTGGGCATTTTCAGCCAGCACTTTCAAGCCGTACTCGATCAACAACATGCGCTTCTCAGCGTCACCAGTCTTCGCCAACTCGACTTGCTGGTAAGGACGCAGCACAGTCATCTTGGCGTAGTCAGGGTCGATCACCCATGCATCACGCTCACGTTGGAAACGGTTTGCAATCACGCTCACGTTGCCGAAATCGCTGACGTAGATGTCAACGGCGCCAATCAACGTGGCAGGCTTTGCACCGCCATCGATGTTGAAACGTGAGGAGGCAATGCCAGAGAAACCAGACACGCGCTGCTTGTTGACAGGGCCGCACATCAGGATCTTGGGAGTGCCGCCAGCAGTCCACACCTTTTGGATGACGTTCTTGAGGATCGTCTCGGTGAAGGTGCGGACGGTGCCGTCAGTACGGGCGCTGTTAGGCAGGGTTGTGTACGATGGATTCGTACCGTCACTTGCTTTGTCCACGTTGGTCTTGACAAACGCGCCCAAAGAGGCAGTCACGCGAGCAGTGGTGGTGTTGCCTGCAACAGCAATGCCGCCATTCAAGAAGATGAATTCTTGATCGCGCTTTAGCTCGCTCCCGCGTTTCGCAATTTGATAAGCTAGCTCACTGCGCCTGCCTGCCTTATTGACTACTTCCTCAGTGTTAGAGAGAACAATAGTTTTACGGCTGATCTGGGCGTAGTTGGTCAAACGAACGGTGGCGGTGACAGAGTCAAATGTGCCAACGTCATCACCCTCGAGCTGCGCATTTGCTGCGGCATCTGCTAGGGTGTCGGTCTGCCACTCAAACAAGGTGTTCGAAATGGTTTCGCGGCCAATGTTGGACTGGAAAGGAGTCTCTTCGGGAGCGATGTTGGTGATCACATTGCTCAGGTCTTCGCGGATACCCTTTGCAGAGTAGGTCGTGAAGGTATTGCTTACGATGGTCATGGTGTTACCTCAAAAGTTGGTAGATTGCGGAGGCCGCATCATCGACACGGCCAGTCTTTGCGAGACGCTGTTTGGCGCGAGTTGCTTCAGTTGTTTGGGATACCCGGCCTGCTGCACCTGGCTTGGCTGGCCGTGGACCGTTATTGGTCACAGGGGTGATTGCTTTTCGCTTGGTCATCATCTGGTCGTACAGCGCCGCTTTACGCAACGCAACGACTGCCCTGTGATCCACAATGGCACTCAACTCCTCGGGTGTGAATCCAGTTTTTTGACCGAATTCGAGCAGTAACTGCTTTTCTGTTTTCGCCTTCGCCTTGTCTTTCCACTCGGGAATGACCTCAAGCAGCTTTGCGTGCTGCGCCTGCAAATGCGTTTGGAAATGCTGCTGCTGCTCTTGCTGCGTGAGCTGGGCCACTCGCTGCTGTTCAAACTGAATAGCTTGGAGCTTTTCCTGTTTCTCACGCATCACCTCTTTTTGCCGCACCCATTCGATGGGGTCTTCTTGGTAGAGACGGTCCCAATCGATCTGTGTGTCGGCACTCTGGAGCTGGGCCTGTAACGCTCCCAACATCTGTGCGTACTGCGCACGTTCGGCACGCACTGCCTCAGTCTCAGCCTCGACCTGTTTCCTGATCTCGGCGATCTGCTGCGTTTTGCGTGTGTAGTCCTGGGTCCGTGAGTAACCTTTTTGAAGCTCGTCCAGCGTCACCTCGACCTCTTTGCCGTCAACTTTGACGGTGAAGACGGTTGGCTGTTCTTCTTCCTCAAGTTCCTCGTTTTCTTCGGACTGTTCCTCTTGCGTTTCCTCGTCAGCAGCGTCTGCATCCGCTGACAATTCTTCGCTCAAGGCCGCGCCATCATCCTCTTCGGACTCTGGCAACTGCGTCTCTTCGGGCGACTGTTCTCCATCAACTGGCAGTATTCCCTCGAGAGCGTTGGCCGCTTCGGCCAAATTCATTGGACCCGCAGGGGCGCTTGGTTGTGCTGCCTGCGTGCTCATACGGTGACTTTCTGGGCGCGTTCAATTGCTCGCTGCGCCAGCTTGCCGTTGTCCACCATCTTGGTGACTTCGGTCTTGAACAACTCAATGGCCTTGATCATGGCGTAAGCCTGCTCGCGCTTGTCGGCCTCATCAGGCTTGCTGCCCTTGAAAACCCACAACTGCTCGTTCTCGAGCTTTTCCAGCGCAGCCGCAAAGACCTCGTCTTGCAGCAACTGCTCGGCCTTTCGGCCCTTACGCACCTGATCTTCGTTCATTGAACCATTCCACTGTTAGGGTTGATGGGCGGCACGGGCGCCTGGGTCGGCTGCTGCATGGCCTGGGCCATGAGAGCTGACTGCTGGCGCAGTGCCTCTCTGTCCAAAGACTGCTGGGCATCAAGCTCGGCAGTACTTATCGCAGCCCCGTACTTTAACTCAAGTTCATATTTCTTGAGCATTAAGTCCTGTGCGAGTTGATCTCTACGATAGTCATCGTCCCGAATCATCTGCTCGCGCTTGAGTTCAAGCTCGGCAGCCTTCTTCTGGATGTCGGCCTGGATGGACTCGGCCTGGACCTGAGCCAGCACCTGCTCAGGTGTTGGGCGCTCAGGTTTCTGCGGCGGCATGTAGCCTTCGGGCACATCTTTGAAGTACTGGCTGGCATCCCGGAACCCGGACAACTCCACAATCTTGCGCAGCGTGCGCGAAAACTGGGTCATGGTCACAAATGGGTTGTCGGCGCCCATGGTGCTCAGTGCCTGCTCTTGCTTTTGCGAGATCATCATCAGACCCTGCAAGCGCTCGTTCACGTCACCCTGGCCCAGGCCAATGTTGATCGACACGTCCATGGAGTTGTCCCAGGCGCGTGGGTCGATCTGGACCCACTCATTGCGCAGGCGCACCATGCGAGGCTTGTCCTGGTGCGTGGTGATCAAGAACAAGATGCCCTTGAAGAGCTTTTTCATGCCCTCGGCCAAGATCCGCGAGGTCAGCTCAAGGCGTCCCTGGCTTGCGCTGATGGTGGCAGCCACCGCTGCCTTGGTGCTCGACTGCAATGCGTCTGCATTCAGACCCATTGCGGCCTTGCTCATGCCGGTGCGGTCTTCCTTGATCTGGTCCACATAGTCCAGCATCGGGAATGCGGCCTGGCCCACAAAGGGGGTGTTGAATGGCTGCACCATGCCAGGGGCACGCATCCTGATCACGGCGCCAGTCTCATTGTTGAGCACGTCATCAATGTTGACTTGGCCCTCAACAATCGCGGTCCTGGGATGGATCGACTGGGCCAAAGAGTCCAGCGTGTTGCGCAAGATCTCGGACTTGATCTCCTGCAAATCATGCGTGATGTCGAAAATCGACATGGACTCCAAGGGCGAGGTGTGGGGTTCTGGATCGCAGGGAAAGTCCACAAATGGGATATAGGACGCAGGCAGATTGCGCACAATGTTGTAGCCAGAACCCATGCAGCAGATCTTGCGCAGCTCAGGGATGCCGTCCCCGTCATAGTCAACCCGCGAGTAAGCCTCAACGTACAGCACGCGCTGCATCATGGGGTTGGTCGTGTTGTTGTTGCCCGTGATGTTGTTCAATGGCTGACGCGCCAAAAACTCCTCGTTGGAGTCCAGGTCGTTGGAGGTCAGGTTGTCGCGGACCTCATCCTCGTCATAGCCCATGCCGATCAGGTCGGCCACGGTCAGCATCTGGCGGTGCGCAATCAGGGCAGCGTCCTCAAATGACCGCGCCCGGCGATCAATCACCAACTCTTCGGGCGGCACGGCCATGATCCGCACGCGCCCATCTTTGATGATGCGCTTGATCTGGACATCGTGCAGCATGGGCATTTGCGGTGCTGGCTGGCCTGCTGCCATTGCCTGCGCGTTCACCCGGTCAATTGTCTCCTGGGAGATGGCCGGGTCAGGGTAGGACACGACAATCTTGACCTCGGCATTTTCCTGGGACAAGATTTGCAGGGTCTGGTCATCAAGGCCCGAATACTCCTCGATGCGGACCTTTTCCTCTTCTTCCCACCAATACTTGGCAATGCCGCACTTTCTGACCAGCGCATCCTTGAAGATCGCATAAGTGGTCATGAACCCGTTGTTGTCCGAATTGAAGATCAGGTTTGCATAGTCAGTAGCCTGCTGCGCACCCTTCTCATCTTCTGGGCCGCGAGGCATGTATTCGACCGTGTTCTCAGTGCTGAAAAACACGCGCATGAGGCTTGGCATCATGGCGCTGACAGTGTCTCGCACCTCCATGGCGACAACCTGGGAGCGTCCCTCTTCCTCGTTGCCAAAGGGGTCACCACGGTAGTACTCTGTCCCCTTGGCCCTGATGGGACTCAGGTCGGAGTCAATGTAGCTGACAGCGTCCTCAAGGTCAGAGGTGATGATTCCTTGCAGCTCACTGTCATCCATCGTCTCTGCGGCAGCGATGTCGGTGCTGATTTCTAGGTCGTTGATCATATTGGGACTTTCTTCAAAACCACATACATTGACTCAACTGCCCGTGGCGTGCGCAGCAATTGTTCTTGTGGCAATTCTAAGTCTG